TTGCTCTATCAATAAACATTTTAGAATATTTATATTTTCTTTTGCCTTTAGTATCTAAGTAAGTAACGACATAATACCAATGCCTACCATCCTTAGTCCATTTTTTCTTATCTTTTTCGTTGTAAACTGCCATAATTTTACCTCCAATTATCTTGTCTATTTTTAATAAATCTAGTATAATTAAAGGGCATAGAAAAAGAATTGTCTTGTCGGACTTTTTATTTTTATGCCCCTGATTATATTAGGGTATGATCTCGTGTTCCAGCACGAGATCTTTTTTATTTAATTTCGTTATTAATGTCAATTAATATTTTTTTGTCAATTAATTTATTTTTATTGTCGCTAATAAACGAAATAATTTCTTCTTTACTTTTATTTGTTAATTCGGAAACATTATCAATAATATCATTATTTTTTAAAATGTGGGCAATCATATTAATCATATTATCATCCAATCCTTTTTTATTAGTCGAAACAACAATATTAAAATATTTGCCTACAGAATTAAAATTATTATAATCAACATGTGTAAAACTTGATTCTTTTGGTACATCTTTTCCCTCTAACCAATCAGGATTTACATTAAAAAAAGTAGCAAGTTTTATAATATTTTCACGTTTTGGATTATATAATCCTTTTAAATAGCAACTGAGTGCACCTTTGTTAATTTTTGTATATTGAACTATCTTGCTTTGTGATATATTATTTTCTTTCATAATTTCATTTAATCTTTCTTTAAATGTGCTTTCCACAAAAATCACTTCCTTTCAATAAGAAGATTAAACTCATTTTTATTATAACACAATAAAAGTGTAAAATTACAAAAAGTTTAAAAAACTAAACAAAAAAGTATTGATTTTTAATTTTTGTGTGTTATACTTAAATTGAGTTTAGAAAACTAAACTTAAAGGAGGAAAATATGGAAACGGATAATATTAGCACAGAAAAAGAAAAAATATTATTTGATCATAGTGCTTTGGAGGGAAAAATAAAACAATATTATGATACTCAAGATAATTTGGCAAATGATATTCCTATGTCGAGAAGTTCTTTGAATCAACGATTAAATAATAATTTATCATTTAATACTCAAGATATTTATAGAATATGCAAATTGTTACATATTCCGTTAGCTGAAGTAGAAACTTATTTTTTTACAATAAAGGTTTAGAAAACTAAACAAAAGGAGTGAAAAAATGTCCGACAAGACACAAAAAGAGATTCTAGAGCAACAATACTTATCAGCTTATGATCTGCAAAAAATCATTCCTACAATGTCATATGCAAATGCTCTAGAGTATATAAAACGTATTAGATTAAAAATGGAAGAAGCTAATTGTTGGATTCCAAAAGGAAAAACAAAAGTAGCTCTTACATGGATGATTAAAAAAGATTTAGGAATCAAATAAAAAAAGATCCACAAGTAAAATTTTGAACGAACCTTGTGAATCAAAATAAAAAAATTTAAAAAACTTTTTTACTCTTTAATTCTATCAAAATTCGAGTGAAAAAGCAATTCGGAGGATAAAAAGATGGAAACTTATAAATTAAGAACGTGGGTTAAGGTTGCATTGCTATTAATTGCAGGAGCATTTATAGGAATATCAACATATCAATTATTTACATTAGAAAGTACAGATAAAACTACAGGAGCTAGTTGCAATGGTGGAATAGTTAAAGTTTGTACTGGAACTCCAAGTCAATACAAAATGGCTATGGATAAATAATAGGGGAAACGGTTGAAATAATATTTGAAAAGGAGAGTGTATAAATTTGTGAAAAGGGAAACTTTTGTATTGAATACAGATCTATATGACAAAACAATATCACTTTCCAACGAAGAATTAGGAAAGCTAATAAGAAAAATTTTACTTTATGTAAGTAACAAAGAGTTACCTACATTAGAAGATAAATTAGAATTAGTATTTGATTTTATTAAATTTGATTTAGATAAAAATTACAGAAAGTATGAAGAAAGATGTAAGCAAAATTCGGAAAATGGAAAAAAAGGTGGAGCACCTAAAGGAAATAGTAATGCACAAAAACAATCAAAAACAACCGAAACAACCGAAACAACCGAAACAACCGAAAACAACATGACGCATCATAATCATATTCATACTCATACTCATGATCATAATCATAATCAAATTATTAAAGAAGTTATTAATTATTTAAATATAAAAACTAATAGTAATTATAAATATTCAACTAAAAGCACTCAAGAAAAAATCAAAGCACGATTGAACGAGGGATTTAATCTCAACGACTTCATAGTTGTTATTGATAAAAAAACAGAAGAGTGGATTGATGATTCTAAAATGTCAGTATATTTAAGACCTGAAACTTTATTTGGAACAAAATTTGAAAGTTATTTAAATCAACAAGTTGTTCACAAAAAAACATTAAAAGATATTTCTATGGCAGATATAGATAGAATGCTAGAAGAAGAAAAAAAGAGGTGAAAATAATGACTAAATTGGAATTTCTTAAAGCTATGAAAAAATTAACTGCATATTACTTGAAAGACATGAATGAAGAGCAAATAACTGCATGGTATAGCATATTTCAAGATAAAAATTATTTGCTTTTTGTTAATACAATTGATGAAATTGCAACTGAACAGAAAATATTCCCAAATGTATCAGAATTATTAAAAAAATACGTTGAAATTGAAAAGAAAAATCAATACGGAATATTGGAATTGATGAAAAAAGATGGATATTTTAAAACTACTAGAGAGCTTGAAAAAGCACAGTTATTTATTGAAAAAGACTGTGTTCCTAAATGGTTATTAAGTGATATGGAAAAATATAACAACAATACGAAAAAAATAACAAACGAGGATAATAAGTTTTTGACAAATTAAAAAGTTAAAGGGTGCGGTTGAAAATTTAATTGAAAGGGAAATGCTAATGAAAATATTATTTCAAAAAGATTATGATGATCTGTTAGATCAAATAAAAAGAGCAGAGCAATCAGCAAATGAAGCACATAAAAAGTTATCTAAAAAGAATAGTGAGATACTAGGCAAAGAAATTCAAATTGAAAGTTTACAGAAGAATTTTGATAGTAAATGTAAAACTCTTTTAATGACTGAATCTGAACTTGTTAATGTAAAAGAACAGAGAGATAAAGTAGAAGCAGATTTAAAAGAGTTAAAGAAAAAGTATAGAAAGCAGAATAGCCAAAAAGGTGGATATATAACACGCATAAATAACTTAATGGCTGAATTAGAAGAAGAAAAAAAGAAATCAGCAGGAAAAGATACAATAATCGAAAATTTTAAAACGGAATTAAAAAAACATATTCCAAAAAAGTCAGTAATTGAATACGAAAAAGGAATTAGAAGATAGGAGGATAATATGCCAAAGACAGTAGCAACCAAAAAAGAAGAAAAAAATACATATACATTTGGAGAAAAGAAAAGTGAATTCGTAGGTGGGAAAACTTTAAATGTAACTTATCACACTCCAAAATACAAAGAAGCAAAAGCAAAAGCAATTGAATTGATTGAATCTGAAAAATATAAAGGAATTTTATTAGAAAGCGATTTTTGGATCTTGGTTAATTCATACAAGAATAAATCAGAAGCAATGTATTCAGGATTAATCATTTCACATGATGGATGTTTAAAAATAAATGATGCATTAGAAGAAAAAGATAAATTTAGACCTGATTGTGTAAGTTTAGATAAAGAGGGTTATTCAAATTCTTTAGTGTACACATACAATTGCCCTGAACAAGGATTGTATGAAGTTGGAGAAGTTAATCCTAACAACCTTAAACAAAGTGGATATCCATATGCAATGGCATTTAAAAGATGCTTTGACAGAGTGGTTTTAAAGCTTAGCAAAATTGCTTATTCAGGAATTTATTCAGATAGTGAATCAGAAGATTTTACTAAACCTGATACAGAACCACCGAAAGAACCAGCAAAAAAAGCAGCAACAACTAGCAAAAAAGTAACAAATAAAGCAGAAATAAATTATCGAGATAAATTAATTGTTTATTGCAAAGAAAATAACTTAGATATGAAAGATATTGCAATTACTTACAAACTAAATGGAAAAAGCAGCAATAAAGATTTTGAAATAGCATTAAACACACTAGATGCTGCAATGCATGCAGATATTGGAGAAAGGTTAGGTGAAGCTAACTAATGCAAGCAAGTGTAACAGAAGATAGAAATAAATATATCGGTGGATCTGACATTCCAATAATTATGGGAATTAGTAAATTCAAATCAAGATTTGATTTATTACTAGAAAAAGCAGAATTAAAGGATAATCCATTTACTGGGAATGAGTTTACAGAATATGGAAATGAAATGGAGCCAAAAATAAGACAATATATCAACAAAACATTAGGAAAAGATTTTAGAGAGGGAAAACATATAGATGGAGATGTTAGATGCCATACAGATGGTGAAACATTTGAATCTATTCTAGAAATAAAAACAACATCTGATGTACATGAAAATGTTGATGATTACAAAGTTTATTTAGTTCAATTGTTGTTTTATATGAATCATACAAAAAGAGATACTGGAGTATTAGCAGTATATAGAAGACCGAGTGATTTTAGTACAAGATTTAATCAAAACAATCTTCAAGTATTTGTGATATCAAAAGACAATTACAAAGATTTAATTGAAGAAATTGAAAGAGCAGTTGAACAGTTTAGACAAGATTTAATAAAAGTAAAAGAAAATCCGTTCTTAACGGAACAAGATTTAATGCCAATGGATATTCAAAGTGCAACAGATAAAGTTCTAGCTTTAGAAGAACAATTAAGATCATTTAAAGAACTAGAAAAAAAATATGATCAAGCAAAAGCAGAACTTAAATCAGCAATGGAAAGAGCAAATATTAAAACATGGAGAACAATAAATGATGTATTGATTACTTTAGTTGCTGATACTCCTGA